CACTAGTATTTTTTCTGGATTTGATAGTCAAATTGGCTGGGGACAGTCTATTTATGAGCCTATTCGCAAAGCATTAGTTAATGCTGGTGCTGTTGCAGAAAATGTTGCTGCATTAGTTGAAGAAGCAAAGCTTGACGTTATTCAGGTTCCGAACCTGATTAGCTACATGAACAATGATGAAAGTCAAAGTAAGCTTATTTCTCGCTTTTCTTTGGCTTCATTGCTCAAAGCCAACAACAATATGCTTCTGTTGGGTGGCGACGAAAAGTTTGATCGCAAGCAGATTTCTTTTGCTCAATTACCTGAGATCATGAATGCGAACCTCCAGATTGCTTCTGGTGCTGCTGACATTCCCATTGTTCGTTTACTTGGCCAGTCGCCTAGTGGTCTTAACGCTAGTGGTGACACTGATATGCGTATGCATTATGATAAGATCAAATCGCATCAGACGAATGATCTTAAGGAAGGTTGCCTCGTTGATTTAGACGAGGCTTTTATTCGTTGTGCGCTTGGCGGCCGTCCTCCAGAAATTGATTATGAGTTTGATTCTCTGTGGCAGATGTCACAGACGGAACTTGCTGATGTTAGTTTAAAGAAATCTCAAGCTTTCATGCAGATTAATGGGCTTGGTTTGTTTGCTCCTGAGGAATTACGGCCAGCTGTTGCAGACGTTATTGTTGATGATGGGTTCTTGCCGACACTTGACCAACATCTTCTTACTGAAGAAGAGGCAAACAACATTATTGAAGAACAGCAAAAGCAGCAGCTTGAGCAGCAACAAAAGCTTGGTGGATCATCTGATCCGAATAATCCGGACAAAGGTGGAAACCTTCCACAAAATCAAACTCCACAATCTGATTCTGATTGGATTGAATTTTTAGATGCAAATCCTGATGTCATGTATGAAGATTCTTTTGAAGAAACAGCGCATCCGCGTGGTCCTGGCGGACGTTGGTCTGATAAACCCGGCATGGGCAATAAGAGCAAACACCTTCCTTGGTGGAAGCAAGAGAGAGTGAACAGTCAACTTTCTAAAGAAAAAGAACTTAAGCCGGAGTCTGCCAAGGAAACTACTAAGGGACCAACACCCGGGACTGGTGGAATGGGCGGCAAACCAAAATATGCTTTATCTCTTGAAATCTTGAATGAGGCAGCAAAGAGCGCTCTCCCGAAAGAGAATAAAGTTTATAAAGGTGGGGAGCCAGTTGAGACTAAGACAAAGATTGGAAAGCAGGACACCGGGAAACTTGCAGAACAGCACGTTCTTAATTGGTTAAAAGAGCAAGGCTTGAAAGATGCACAGCCGCTAAACTCTAAACTTTCCAATTATCCTGTCGATTTGTTTGCTGGCAACTTGCTTATCGAGGTTAAGGGTGGTCTTGTATCCAATAGCAAAAAAGCTCGCAGATGGCGTGCGTCTATTGGACAACCAAGTAAAACAGAACAAGCACATTTGGATACTCTTACTCCAGAAGAAAAGTTTGCGCATAATGCAGCAAAAGACCAAGCGATTATGGATCGCAAGCAAGCTGTTCTAGACGAGTATGCGCAGAAACTTAATCAGCCAGTTAAGGGCATTACAATCACAACAATCTTCCATCCTGACGAAAAGACCTTCGATTTGCATGTATTTGAAGGTTTTCATAAGATAATCCATTGGGATTCAGAAGAGGCTAAAAATGCCTACAGAGGAACTTTCAAACACTCCTAAGCCTATCAATCATGTTGATCTTCCGCCCGAAGTGCAGGTAGAAATTGATCAATATGAGAAGGACTTAAGAGAAGAGCTAGATCAAGTTCTTGGCGTTGTTCGTAATCAACAAGGCGAGATTGTTGGCGCTCGTGATGGCTTGAAAGAAGAAGCTAATGCCTAACAAGTATTGTAATGAATGTCATGGTCGCGGTTGGGTATGGGCTCCAATTTATGGGAAAGTTGCGGGAAATTTTGTTCCAAAGGAAGGACCTACTGAGCCGTTAGAACCAAAAGCTTATAAGACATACTGTATGTCTTGTTTGCGAAGAATTGATAATATTAATAGAATAGCATCTAGAGAAGAAAGTAATGCCTAATTTTTTTGGATACTATGGAAATGCCTACACTGGTCTTGGTGATGTTACTGGCATCACCAAGTCTTACAGCAATCTTGTTTGGATCGATCCTGCACAGGAGAGCGACCAAACCTTATTGCAAAAATTTGAGAATGCGAAGACTTATCAACAAAAAGTGATCCTCGTTGTAACGACCTTTATTTTCAAGTATCCATCAACTGAATTGCTTCCAGATGGCGCTAAACGTTTTCTTGATTTATATTCAAAGATTTCTAAATACAATGGAATTATTTTAGCCTATTTTCTTTTTGACGAACCGTATAGAAGCGATGATAATCACATTCATCTTGGATCAAAAGCAGTAACACTAAACTTAGATGCTGCTCACGTAATTGTTGAAAATTACACAACTAAACCAACAATGATTAGTGGGGCTGGCAATGAATTTGACAAGTTTGGTTTGCCAAAGCTGGTTAACGTTATTGGCATGTATAGGCATTCTTATAATACTGCTGGTTATCAATTGACTTGGTCTTATATGAACTTGCTTGTAAAGAAGAAAGCATATCAAAAGATCATTGCTGTTGCCGATTCATTTGAATGGCCTGATAAGCCAATCAACATGAGTGTTGAAAACCGCATTATTAATTTAAACAATACTTGGAAATGGCTCATTAAGTATTTTGGTAAAGACGTTATTGGCGTCTGTCCTTTTCTTTATCAGTCCAGCCCTATGGGACAGGGTGCCGATAACATGCCGAATGTGCGCGAATATATGAGAAATTGGGCTGAAGAAATTTTAGGATTGCAAGGTGTTGCATAAATAAAGGCTATTGTAATGGCAGACGTTAACATTGTCTCAAGACTGCCTCGCGTTGTAGTGCAGAGAATAAGTGAGATAGGAGCTATAAGGAGAATTATTCCTTATGGTGCCCCTCCAAATTTTTATATTTATGCAGACAAATCAGACGACATTTCTGTAAATGATCAAATTGAATACTTACCCCAAGGTTCCTATGGGAAGTTTGTAAGTGTAAGAAATAAAAAAGTAACACCTGTCAACTTCCCTCCTGAAATTACTACTAAGATTATCACTGAAATAAGCCCAGTGATTAGCATTATAGTTCCTGCATATTATAACGTTACTATAGAGACCTCTACTCTTACCTTCAGTGGCAAGGCGGCCTCTTTTACTTGGAAACTGCTTAAGTTGCCATTGGCAACCGGTTCTATTCTTTTATCTGGCAAGAGTTTAGGTCTTGTTAAGTCCAAGACTTTGTCTTTAGCGAAAGCAAACCTTACTTTTTCTGGCAAAAGTCTTTCTGGTGCTCTATCTAAAAAACTCCAGTTATCTACAGGCTCCAGTGCCTTTTCTGGCATTTCTCAAACACTTAACAAAGGTGGTAGAATAATTTTACCAGCCAAAGGAACTATTGCTCTTTCTGGTAAGTCTGCTGGATTAGCTGTGGGGAGAAAATTAGCATTTAGTAAACAAGACATTTCTGTTGTCGGCAGGAGCGTTACATTAACCTCAGGAAGTTTACGTAAGATTACTGCAACAAAGAAAGATATTTTACTATCTGGCCAAGCTATTCCTGATTTGCCTGCTGCGGGAAATCTTTTCACAGCTTCCTTCGGAAGTTCCGTTTCTCCATTTACTCAAAAAATTCTATCGACAACGACGCCATATTACACTTTAAGCAATGCTACGGTCGTAACAGGCTTTTTTAGTGGTGCTGCCAGAATAGTTGCAGATAGCGGCACTGGAATAGTAAATCCTCTTTTAAGTTATCAGCTTTCTGGTTTGATTCCGGGACAACAATACAAAGTAGACGTGGTATTTTCTAATAATTCTGGTATAGCAATTGTTACTGCCGATACAGATCAAAATACCTTTAATGATGCTGGAAATTTTAATCAATTAAATAGGATTATGACAACCAATTCTTCAGGAACTTTGACACTTGTATTTATAGCCTCTTCTGTAAATTATTTAAGAGTTGGTTTGGCAGGTGGAAGCGGTAGTGTCGATATAGCCTCCGTTACATTAACTCGCTCATTTGCAGGCAATTTACTTTCTGGAAAGTTCTGGCGTACAGATGGGCGAGGGATGTTCTCTGATTTCCTTTCAAGTTATGATGACAGAACTTCAACAAATTGGAGAGGTTTTTTAGGCTCAGTTGTAAGTGATACATCTAATGTAACTCAATTTGATAATGCACTTCAAGCTAGGGCTGCACTTATAGGACAGGCGGCGCAAAAGGAAGGAATACAGGCAGTAATTATTTGGGATTTATGTGGATCAGAATTTAGACATACTACTCAATATATTGGTGCGCCAGACGAATTAGCCGTTTGGGCGCCCGAAATGTTGCAGACTGTTGGTGGGGTGACAATTGTTAAAAGATATATTGATAAATTGAAAAGTTATGGTTTAAGAGTTGGTGTTTGTTTGCGTATTCAAACAATTCCCCGTGGCACTACCTTACCAACTATTCCTGCTGCTGGTATATATAATTTATATCCATTTGTTAAAACAAATAATCCCTTACATCAAAGGATGATGGTTGCCTATGAAAGTCCTCCAGGAACTTGGGGATGGTATGATTGGGAGTCAGCGCATCCTGATGATGGCGCTGGACAATTAAATGTTTCTACTAGTCAAGACAAGTTAGATGCAAGACAGAGAGTAATTGATAGAATTACTTACTGTAAGAATACTTGGGGAATATCAATATTTTATGTCGATACGACCGTTTGGGAATATGGCGATCCGATAGAGACAATAGGTTTTTGGGATGTCATCCAAGCTGCCCACCCAGACGTTATGATATGTCCAGAAAATGAAACATGGGATGCTTATAATTACACTACACCATATGGAGAGTTTAGGATTGGTGATTTATCCCCTGGAGGAGGAGGCTTTTTCCCGGACAATCCACAATCCCAAATGCTATTGAGTATTGCTCAGGGGCCGCAAGATTATTATCATTATTCTAGAGACAACTTACAAAAGCAATATCTTGCTAGAAAAATCACTCCATTGGCCTTTTGGGCCGATCCTCTTGGTGTAGCAAGAATTAGAGACATTCGTGGCAATGTTCCGTGGCAGACTAGCGTTGCTTGGGACCCTAATAATGCTGGCAGTGGAATATATACATTATCGAATAGCAATCTAACTGCTACTGTTTCTGGCCAAGATTCAGTTTATAATACTATTAGGGCACTTGGTCCTAAACTTTCTGGAAAGTGGCACGTTGAATTTGAACTAATTATCGTTGCTAGTGGAGCGCACTTTGGATTAATTTCTGAAACAGACTCTTTAGATATTTGGATAGGAGCCACTCGTTCAATTGGTGTTTATAACAACGATGTTTGGTATCAAGGTAATCAATACTTTACTTTATCTCCTGGCTCAATATCTAATGGTGTTAGGGGTGTTATTGAAGTTGATTTGACTTTAGCAACTCCAATGTTTTGGGTTGCTTTTGGAGCAGGCGGAAATTGGAACAACAATTCATCTGCTAATCCTGCTACTGGTGTTGGAGGATACGGAATTGAAACACTGAACGGCGGGCCTATTTATCCAGCTTTTAATGGATTTAGAATTGGAAATGGATGCACAATTAAGGCGAAGCTAGTTGACTTTATTAGGTCTCCAAGTTCAGGATTTAGTCCTTGGGGAATATGAGTAATGAATGGTCTTAATATTCGCACCGCAACAAAAGAACCAACAAAGCTTATTGCTTTGCGACCACCTAAATCTGTGGAGCTTGCTATAGAGCAGATAATTTTAACTGTAATAAAAGAAGCAAATAGCCTAATATTTGGAGCAGGCGAGGGACCTTCTCATTTCTTAGAGATTAAGCGCAGTCTTACTCAAGACGGTCGCATTCAAATCAAAGACTATACTTCGCCTTTTGATTTGTTCATGGATGTTTTTCGGATGCATCTTGAGGCAGCCGTTGGTGCTGCTCAATCAAAATTTGCTCAAGTGATAACGAATGAGGAAAAAAGACACCGTAACAGATTCGCAGCTGCTGTAAAGGTTCGATACGGAATTGATGTTGAATCATTATTGTCTGGAACAGAAACAAGAAAGTTGATTGAGAATCAAGTAAGGAAATCAGTAGCGCTCATAAGGGGACTGTCAGATGATATGACAAAACAAGTCGAGTTCACAATACTTGATGCAGCCCAACGAAGACAGTCTAGAACTACACTTTCCGAACGACTTAGAAAGACTATGCAGATTACAAGAAAGCGTGCACGTCTTATCGCAAAAGACCAAACGGCGTCATTCAACGGAGCGCTTAATCAAGCAAGGCAAACTCAAATCGGAATAGACCGTTATATTTGGGAAACCATGCAGGATGAAAGAGTGCGTCACGAACATGCTAAGCGCCACGGCAAAACATTTTATTGGTCGCAACCTCCGGAAGATGGCCATCCTGGCGAACCGATCAATTGCCGGTGCACTGCCATTCCCCTTGCGGTGCAATTAGGCCGATGAATTTCAATGATATGCCTTGCGGAACCAATTCGCTTCCGCTACATTCGTTTGTAGGACGGGGCAAGGGCAAGCCGAGGGAACCGCGCTCAGGACAAACGGAACCTCATAGTGCATACGTTTGACGGTAAACCCGTCTTTTTCGAAGACGCCGCCATTGCGACGAAAAAGCGCACTCGCGAGGGATTCCTCGTTGCCGAGGTTCGCGCTGCGCGCAGTGGCATATACAGATATGCGGGTGCGGAAGTCGGCCGTCCAGAAATGGATACGGTTCGCGTCTATCGCCCCGAATCCACAGTCTTCGACAAGAAGACATTAGCATCATTCACTTCATTAACGATTACGAATGATCATCCGCCCGAGATGGTCAATTCAAAAAATTGGGCAAAATACGCCGCTGGAAACACTGGCGACGAAATCTTACGTGATGGCGAATTTATTCGAATACCCATCATTGTAAAAGACCAAAAAGCCATTGATGAAGTTGAATCCGGGAAAGTCGGACTTTCCTATGGATACACTTGCGACTTAGAATTTAGTCCGGGTGAAGTGAATGGCGAACATTACGACGCCATTCAAAAATCCTTGACTGGAAATCATCTTGCAATTGTTCACGCTGGCCGTGCAGGGCCACAATGTAAAATTGGTGATTCAGGAGAAGATCAAATGCCCGATAATATTCGTAAGATTCTCGTTGACGGTTTTTCTGTGAGCGTCACTGACGAATCTGAGCGCGCTATTCTCAATCTTCAGGATAAGATTAAGAAGCTCGAAAATGCCTATGCAGATTCGGCACAAGCTAATCTCAAGCTCGCAAATGATACTGGCAATGAAATTAAGTCCTTGAAGGACGCAGTTGCCGCTAAGGATGCAGAACTTGGCAAGAAAGATGCCGAGATTAAGCTTCTGAAGGACAAGCAAGACGACACTACGCATTTCGAGCAAGCTGTTGCTGATCGCATGGATGTCGTTTCTAGGGCTAAGAAGCTCGGAATTGATGATGCGGCATGCAAGGGCAAAAAGAATTCTGAGATTGTGCGCCTTGCTGTTCAGAAAAAGATGGGTGATAGCGCAGTTAAGGATAAGTCGGACGATTATGTTCGTGCCTCTTTTGACTTGTTGTCGGATAATGGTGGCGTGAATACTGACGATCCTGTGGCTGCTCATATGCGCGATTCTAAGCCGCATTATTCTACATTTACAAATGATGCGGCTGATGGCCGTGAAGCTGCGCATAAGAAGATGTTGGACGATCTTTCTAACGCTTGGAAAGACCCGTCTCCCATTTCGAATGGCGTGCGCAACTAAGTTATTTCGCATATAGGGATTCTTAAAAATGCCCGCAGTTCAAACTTCTTATGCTCAAACGATCCTTCCCGCTGTAGAGGGAATGATTGCGAATAGCGAACCTCATAACATTATCTCGCGTCAGCTTGAGTCTGCCGCTGGAATTGGTTTTGGCAAGGTTTGCGTTCAGGGTACTGCTGACGAACAGATTCGAGTTTCTGAAGCAACTCGAAAGTTTCGTGGCATTACTGTCATGTCGCATAATGCCGGTAAGGGCATTGCAGACGCTTACGACCAATATGAGACCGTGCCAGTTCTAGAGCGCGGTACTATTTGGGTTATGGCGTCGGTTGCTGTTGCTGTCGGCGATCAAGCCTATTATGTGCCAGCTACTGGCGTTCTTACGAACGTTGCAACGTCGAATACCGCCATTCCTGACGGTTTCTTCGATTCGTCCACTACTGGCGCAGGTCTTGCGATTCTTCGCATTGGCTAATGCTTTATTGAATTAAAGGAAAGCTTCGATGCCCATCATGCAATTACAGGATGCTCCGCAACGGGCGCTCTCGTTTCTGTTAAATCAGACGATGCGCATCGAACGCGAAGCTTATGCTGTTCGTTACCCTGATATTCAGTATCCGCAGCTTGTTCCGGTTGATACTACTGGGCCAGCTTGGGTCAAAGGCGTAACCTACTTTAGTTCTGATATGGTCGGACGCGCGAAATGGTTTGCTGCTCGTGGTCAAGATATTCCGCATGCGGAAGTCTTACGCGAGAAGTTTGAGACCGTTATCGGTATGGGCGCGGTTGGTTACGATTACGACATTGAAGAGCTTGCTACTGCTCAGATGCAAGGAGTTGACCTTCGTTCTGATAAAGCAGCTGCTGCCCGTCGTGCTTCGGAAGAGTTTATTGACAAGGTTGCCATCACTGGTGATACTACAAAGAACTATCTTGGTCTTGTTAATCAGACTTCCGTTACAGCTGGTTCTGTTGCTGCAACCGGAACTGGATCGACCACGACTTGGTCGACTAAGACTGCTGACAATATCTTAGCGGATATTAATGCAGTTCTCACTTCTCAGTTCAATACTACTTATGGGGCTGAGATGGCGAATACGCTTCTCATTCCCTATTCTCGTCTCCTTGCAATCTCCACGATGCGTATTGACACGTATAATACGCAGACTGTTCTTGACTGGATGGGACAGAATAATATTTATACTCGCCAAACTGGCCAACCTCTTACCATTCGTGGAATTTGGGGTTTGGATACTGCCGGTTCTGGTGCTACTGCACGTATGGTTGCTTATCGGCGCTCGCCTGATGTTCTTGTCATGCAGATGCCGATGCCATTTCAGTTCTTGCCGCCTTGGCAACAAGCGCCATTACTTTTCGAGGTTCCTGGCATTATGCGTATTTCTGGCGTTGACGTTCGCCGTCCGCAAGCAATGCGTTATGGTGATGGAATCTAACATTTAAGTTTGGAGAAGAACAATGGAACTTAAAAATAATTCCCCCGGCGCTCGCATTGTTAATCGCGACACGGGACGCAAGAACCAAGCTGGCGATAAGGTTGGTGAACAGGTTCTTGTGATGCCGGGCCAAGTCCTTAAGGACTTTACGCCAGTCAATCCCAATGATCCTGTTTTCGTTGGGATGTGTGAAGATGGCCAGCTTGTTGTTGATGGCAAGAATGCTTCCAAGTCTTCTAATGCAGAAGCAGAGCTTGCTAAGAGGCGCGAAGAGCTTGACAAGCAAGCTTATGAGCTTCAGAAGCAGGCTAATGAGCTTGCACGTCAACGCGAGGAATTGAAGCATCTTCGTAATCCGATGGATGTTACTAATCGCGAAGCTGCAATGATTGCAGGCACTATGGTTGCTGATCCTTTACCGCCCGGTACTGATACTAAGGGCGGCAAGGAAAGCGAAGAAGCATTGCGCCGTGCTGGAATTGATCCCAAGGAAGCACAAGGCGCAAATCCTGCCACTGGTGGGGCTGACAAGGTACATCTTGATCATAAGGCACAAGATGCGCAAGGCCAGCAAGCTAAGGATGCAGCAGCTTCTAAGCAACCCCAGCAGCCGCAACCGCCCAAGAAGTAAATGCCGGATTATGTATCTCCGGGAGTCGCTGACTTTTTAGATAGATTCCCGGAATTTCGTGATCAGGACGATTCAGTAATTGAACTTGTCCTGGCAGATGCTAATGCCCTCGTAACTTCAAACTGGATTCCAAGTTTGCGAGTTATGGGGGTGTTACTCTTGACTGCGCATATTCTCTATATAGAGAATTTAATCGCATATAAGACTAAAAATACACAAGGAATTACTGGAACCAAATCTTCTGGTATTATAACAAGTCAAAAAGTTGGTCCGCTTTCTGTTAATTACGCACAAAAAACAGAATTTAGCGGGACGCCAGTAGTCAAGACTGATCTTGCTAGTGCTGACCTAAGCTCTTCTCCATATGGCTTAAGATTCTTGGAATTACTGCACTTAAGCGAACCTGCCGCTATTTTAGTGGTATAATTCCACAAATGTATGAATATTCAGCTAAATGTATCAGGGTTGTTGACGGCGATACTGTTGATCTTGATATCGATCTTGGCTTAGATATTCATCATCAGGTTAGAGTGAGGTTGTACGGAATAAACACTCCAGAACTTCATTCGTCTGTTCCTGAAGAGCAAGCAAAAGCAAGACAAGCTAGGTTGTTTTTGATGACCCTTTTAGGAAGCGAAGATTTGATAATTAAGACAGAGAAAGACAAAACAGAGAAATATGGCAGATATCTTGCCGAAATCTTTACAGATGGCGACCCTGTTTCAATGAATCAAAAACTATTAGATGCTGGTCTTGCTGTTCCATACTTTGGAAAGTAAATTTCATGCCTGTCGAATTCGTAGTAACGAATAGAAAAGGCGATATGTTCAAGGCTGTCGAGGAAATCGGCGCATCTGAAGTTGTTGTTGGTTTTGCAAATAAAGTTCATAAAAACAGTAATCTTCGCATTGCTCAACTTGCTTATCTTATGGAAACAGGAAGTCCTGCCGCAAATCTTCCAGCCCGTCCGTTCTTTTTTCCGGGACTTTTGAACGCTAGGCAAGAAATCAAATCATTGTCAAAATATTACGGCGCTTTGGCCGCACTTGGAAATAGAGGCGCGGTCACTAGTGGCCTTGATGCGATAGGCCAAGCGGCTGTAAACTCCATCCGCCGTAAACTTTTAAGGGGTCCTTTTGCGCCTCTCGCGCCCGCAACGGTAAAGAAGAAAGGTCACGACATTCCTTTGATAGACACTGGGGAATTATTGGAATCGATTACTTACCGCGTTCGTAGAAGTTCTAAGCGATAACCTTCCATGCCTGCTTTTAATGCTACTCCATTATTGAATAATCCTGACTTTAAAGTTCCTGGTGGTTTTACTATTAGGAAATATACTATAACAGAAGATGATAATGGCATTGGTGTTAAAACACACAATGATGTTCATGCAGAAGGCGTCATAGTTCCTTCCGGTTCTTTGGGAATGGAGCGAACGGCCGAGACCGAAAGACAAGGATCAGGAATTACCGTGTATACAGAAACTCCAATTTCTACAGGTGACGCTTCAATTGGCCAACCGGCTGATGATGTCATTTGGAATAATCTCTTGTGGCAAGTAGTTTCCCAAGACGATTACTCGATTTGGGGCTTTAATGTAGCGGAAGCAATAATGCAGGACCCTGGAGGAAGGTCAATTGCCTAACACATCAGCCTCCGGGGGCTTTTTACTTCCGACAAATACACAACCTGCCTCAGATTTTGACATTGATAGGCAGCTGAATGTATTTATTGCTGGTACAGCAGGCTTACCGGGTTCTTTAGTTCGTCCGCGTTGGCAGCCGGAACCGCCAACGATACCTGCACCATCAGTAGATTGGATTGCATTTGGCAAGACAAAAGAAGTAAAGCAGCCTGGATCGCCATATATTCGTCATGTTCCAATAGATGAAAACGATCCGGATGATGTTGGACAAGATAGACTTTTTCATATTGGTTATCTTTATTATTTAGCCTCTTTTTATGGGCCAAATTGCGAAAAGATCGCTGGCTTGTTTTCTGACGGTGTAGATGTAAACCAAAATCATGAAGTTTTAGCTCCGTTAGGACTAAACTTACGTGAAATTGGTGATCAAATTCTTGTACCAGAACAGGTCAATAAAGTCTGGTATAGGCGAGTAGATATGGAACTAATGTTCGAACACACTTATGTGCGCGAATATGCGGTTCAAAATATCATCGAAGCTCTTGGTGAAATTCACACTCAAAGACCGGGTGAAGATTCCACCATTGTTGATGTTACTTGGGATACGGAGAACATTCTGCCGTGAAGTCTATGAAGTATATTTATCGGATCGTTAATCTTATTAACGGTAAGATGTATATTGGCTGGACAGATAATCCCTCGCGTCGATTTAAGGCGCATACTAATTGTGCACTTAAAGGAGATGGGTTTTCATTGCATAAGGCAATGAGAAAATATGGGATTGAAAATTTTGAGTTTGAAGTATTAAGGTCATATAATTGTGATAATGAAGAAATCCATAGAAAAGAAAGAGCATTTATTAATGTTTATGATACTCTGGCTCCCGCTGGATATAATTTAACTTTGGGCGGTGATGGCGCTTCTGGATATAAACACAGTGAAGAAACTAAAAAGTTTATGTCTACTTTGAAAGCTGGTAAGCCGACAAGTGAAGCCCATCGTAAAGCAATTTCTGTTGCTCAAATGGGCAATAAATTAAGACTTGGTAAGAAAGATCCTCCTGAGAGGATAGAGGCTAAACGTCAAGCTATGCTTGGCAATACAAATACTAAGGGAACAAAGTTATCAGAAGAACATAGAAAGAAGCTTAGTGAGGCTAAAATTGGAAATAAGATTAGGCTTGGCAAGAAAGATTCTCCTGAAAGGATTGAGTCTAAACGCCAGTTTATGATTGGTAATACTTATGCGAGCGGCAATAAGGGAACTAAGCGTGGCCCTATGTCTGAAGAAACTCGCGAAAAGATTAGGCAAGCTAAGGTAGGCAAGCCTACTGGTATTTCGCCCAATAAGGGGCGAAAGTTTAGTGATGAAACCAAGGCAAAAATGCGCGAGGCGCACCTTCGCCGTTGGGATCGTTTGCGAAATCCCGAGGGTTAGAACCACCCTCATAGATTGTATGGAGAAAGTTGATGAACCGCGGGCTCTCAGTCAGTGGGGTAGTATCCGTCGATGTGAATATTTCCCCAATTGCAGCAGGTTATCGCAACTTTGGTGTTGCTCTTGTACTTGGTGACAGCGACATCATTGATATTGGAGAACGTGTTCGTTTCTATCGCACTTTAGATGAAGTTGCAGAAGAGTTTGGAACCTCTACTCCAGAATACAACGCAGCAACTCTCTATTTCTCGCAATTACCGCGGCCCAATTCTCTCTATATTGGCCGTTGGGCGCGCACTGACACCAAAGCAGTCTTACATGGTGGTGTTCTGAATCCAGCTGACCTTGATATGGTTTCTTGGAATTCGATTACTAATGGTTCGATGGCCATTACTGTTGGTGGTGTTGCCAAAACATTAACCGGTTTAAACTTTTCCTCTGATACCAACCTTAACCAAGTTGCTGCAAGAATTCAGGCTGGAACAACTGGCATTGAGGTTACTTGGGATGCCACCTATGACCGATTTGATATTAAATCGGTTGCAACTGGACCAACTAGTGGCGTTCTGACTTATGCCTCACCAACGGGTTCCGGAACTGATATCTCTGCAAAAATGCAGATGACAAGCACTTTAGCAAATGCTCCTGTTAATGGACAACTTGCTGAAACCGCTCTTGCTGCGACTCAAGCTTGTGCATCTATGTCTGCTGAATGGTATGCTGTTAGCTTTGCAGCCTCTACTATGCCGACTGACAATGCGCTTGTTGATGTTTCTGCATATATTGAGGGAACTGAGCGTTCTCGTATGCATATCATCACTTCTCAAGCTTCGGCTTGTCTTGATCCGCTTAACTCAACTGACATTGGATCGCGTCTTAAGGCAATTCGTTATATGCGCAGCTTTGTGCAGTACAGTAAGTTTAACAAATATGCTGCGCTTTCTGCCTTTGCGCGTGCTGCCACTGTGGACTTTGAAGCCAATAACACTACTTTGACTTTGAAGTTCAAGCAAGAACCGGGTGTGCAAGTTGAAATCTTGACTGAAACTCAGGCAAGTATTTTAACCGACAAGCACATTAACGTCTTCGTGCAGTATGACAACGATACTGCTATTCTGCAAGAAGGCGTTATGAGCAATGGCTACTTCTTTGACGAAGTCCACAACTCGGATTGGTTTGCTAATGCTCTGCAAGTAGACGTTTGGAATCTGCTCTACCAGTCCCAAACCAAGATTCCGCAGACCGATCCTGGCATTGCCATGATCACCACGGTTTGTGAGGCTACCTGCGAGCGCGCGGTCAATAACGGCATGCTTGCCCCTGGCGTTTGGGGAGGCGGCCCTGTGGGCTTGCTACGGCCCGGAATGACCCTTTCGCGAGGCTATTACGTCTTTGCGCCGCTTGTTGCGACGCAACCGGCTGCATTGCGTGAACAGCGTATTGCGCCAACTATTCAGATTTGCGGTAAGTTTGCTGGTGCAGTGCATTTTGTGAACATCATAGTTAACTTAAACCGATAAAAATGGCAAGCTATTCTTTCGCTGATGTAATAGCAACCATAGTAGCTCCCGCTGGCAACATAACGCTGGCGGGAGATACTAGCGGCGCTGTTGCGGATGAAGGAATATCAGTAGAAAAAGCCGAAGACAGAAACACTATGATGGTGGGATGTCAAGGCGAGATAATGCACTGTAAACACGCAGGAGTTAATGGCGTCATCAGAATACGATTACTTAAGACAAGTTCTAATAACGGTAAGCTAATGAATCTTATGAATTCATTAGACGGAGATATGTGGGGCATTGGTCAATTCTCTATTCGTGATCGTGTTAAAGGTGATGTTATTACTGCTGCTGAAGTCGCATTTACTGGTCCGCCAACTATTGTTTACGGCAAACTTGGTGGAATACAGGAGTGGACTTTTCATGCCGGCTTTATGAGTGCAATGCTTTACGCAGGCTCACCTATCAAGTAAACGCTTAGGAGAAAGTTAAAATGGCAAGCTATAGCTTCAAAGATGTTGGCGCTTCCATCGCCGGTCCTGGCGGAAGCATCAACCTTGGTATGGGTTCCGGCGCTGCTGAAGAAGGAATTACTTTCGAGCGCACGGAAGATCACAATACGATGGTTACTGGTGCTGATGGCGAAGTAATGCATTCCTTACACGTTTCCGATTCCGGAAGCATTAGGGTTCGATTACTGAAGACCTCGCCAATCAATGGTCAATTACTTAATATGTACAAGGCGCAACGCGCATCTGCTTCGCAATGGGGACAGAATGTTATTTCTGTTCGCGATTTCGTTCGTGGCGATAAGATGGTTGCGAGCGTCGTGTCATTTACTGGGCCTCCAAGTCTTTCTTTTGGAAAGCTTGGTGCAGTTCAGGAATGGCTGTTTCATGCGGGCCATATTGATCCAACGCTTGATGCTGGCGTTCCTCCCCCGACTATTTAACACTTGATCGAAACGCCAATGAGCGCTAAAGTCTTTAGCTCTACTTTGAGAATGGAGACTTGCGCTCATGGCGTTTCTTAAAATCAATGATGTTGAATATAGGACCGATACCCTTGATCTTCGTGAACAATTGCATGTAGCGCGCCGATTGCATCCGATTGTTGGTGCAATCAAAGAATCGTTCATGCGAGGTTCTATTTTCTTGCTCAAGTTTGGGCAGAAAACTGCTGAAGCTTCTAATCCAGAAAATAGCGATCCTGATGCTTCAGACAAGCCAGAACAGGTTACATTAAAATTTGAAGAATTCTTGAATGAGATTGATGCAATTGAGCCATTTACTACGGCTTTAGGCAAGATGTCTGATGAAGACACAGATTACATTATGAGCAAATGTCTTGCCAAGTCTTATAGGATCAATAGAAATCCAGCAACCGGAGAAGTTGTTGGTTTGCATCCTGTTGTTGATGCAAATGGTCGAATGATGTATGATGACATCAAGCTTGATACTGCACTTCAACTAGTATGGAGCGTTGCGAGCGAATCGCTCGGAAATTTTACCTCCGTCAACCGCTTATTCCAGCAGACTGGTTAGACCAACAAGTTGTTGATGAAGGCAGTATTGGTTACACGCCTCTAACGACAACAACTAAAGAGGAATGGCTTTTTCGACCTGTATTTGGCGGTATGTGTTCTTATGAAGACATTGCCTTCAATAAGTTTAATCTTGGACATATCGCCGAAATGAATGAACTTTTAGATATAAAAGAGGAGAACGATAGAAGACGAGATGCGGCAATGAAAGCCGCTCAGGCAGCAGCCGAAGCGCGTTATTAAAAAGGATTAGGTTTTGGCCGAAACAATTCAAGACTGGATTATTTCGCTAAAATATCAAGTCGATGAGCAAAGCGCGCGTCGGGTTGAGGATATCGCGCGCCGTCTTCGCGCCGGGCAACAAGTAACCTCGCAGGAAATGCGAGAACTTGAAAAGGGGATGAAAGGGCTTGCAAGCCAGCACGAAAAATCAATGCGACAAATGTCGCAAAGCACTCAACAGCACGGTCAAAAATTCAGCACTGTAGTAAATCAAGTAATTCATCCCTCAATTGTAAAAATTACTGCTGCCCTTGGCGCTCTTAGTACCGCCGTTGGTGGATTCAAAGCATTTGAAGGTGTTGTTAAGAACTTACAACAAGTTGGCGATCTTTCTCGTGATCTTAACGTTACTGCGTTAAGCTTAAATGCGCTTGACAAATCTCTTCAAAATATTGGCGCAAATCGAGGAACAGCTGCTAGCTTAGTCACAACGCTTCAAGATGCGGTTCAAAGAAACCGCGGAAACCTTGTCTTGTTGCAAGGCATGGGAGTTACTGCCCGAGAGAATGCAGAAAGAGTTATTGAGCTTTCAAGATTTGTTAAGCGCGAAGCTGCTGCTAATCGTTTTGATATTGCTGTCCAAAGACTTGCTGAAATTGGCTATAGCGTTGCTGATGCTAGGAGATTGCTCGCCTTAAGCGAAGAAGATTATAGACGACAACAAGGAATAAGAAGAAGATGGAAACAAGATTCTGCTGATGACATTAAAGCTGCCCAAGATTTAAGGAGAGAATGGGGCGATTTAATGTCGAACATGGAAGGCGTTCAAGACGCCATCTTTGTTCCGATGATGAAAACAACTGCAAGATTGATCAAGGAAGTAAACAGTCTTATAGCAGGACACGAAACCGAAATCCGAGCTTTCTTTACGGCCATTACCGAACCAATAGGTCAATGGGCCGAAGGAAAAGCAAAGGATATGCTAGACTATATGAAAAAGTTGACGGGGGACGAAGGGGCACAAGAGCGCGCTGCTTGGGTAAAGTGGTGGCAAGATACAAAGAAAGAAACTAATGATGTTGTTAGAGATGTTTTGACCATTGTTCATGGTGTATCTGAGGCAATTCAATTACTTAGTAAGCTTAATAGAGCAAGAAGAGAGAATATTGAGCGGGTAGAAAACGAAGAAATAGATAAAGCTGAATCGCGTCGTCGCGATCAACAAAGAGATTATAGGCCCGGAGTAGCAGGTGAACGGGTTCCTGCAAGACATAGACCATATACTTTTATTGAAAGGTTTATGCGCCATCTCCCTGGCGGAGAGGAGATGGTTCGTACAAATAGAGAAATTGCTGAAGTTAGAGAAGCCGAAGCTGCTGGTGCATCTGCTGCGCCTGCGCCTGTAATAGGTCACGGAAGATTAGGTGGAGCTGTTGGTGCGACTAGCGTAATACAACAGCAAAAATTACAAGAAGAGGAAGTTAGAGTAACTAGAGATAATACTGAAGAAATTAAAAAGAATACACAGGAATTACAAGAACAGCGTCGTTCAAGGGGTTTCTTTGGTACTGCTTGGGATCAAATTAAGAATCTTGTTGGAATGGGTGGTGGTGAAGGTCCGCCCGATATTAGTGGGCGTGGTAGTGCTGGTGGGGGCGGTATTGCTGGAGGCGGCGGCGGCAGTTCTGGCGATCCTGGCGCTGGCGCAATTGGCGGAAGAGTAGATCGTGGCGGATTTGAACCAAATCCCGCAGGGCATGTTACACCAACTAAAGGAAGCGCAGCAGTTAATTCTTGGATGAATTTCTTAATGAAGCCAGTAAATCAAGGTGGTTTAGGATTTACTAGAGCGCAAGCTGCTGGCCAAGTTGCAAGTCTTCGTGGAGAAAGTGGATCAGGACTAGAGGGCGTTTCTAGAACATGGAATGATCCATCTGGAAGTGGAAAACCCGGAATTTCTGGCGGTGTTGCTTCCTGGCGTAATGAACGTTTTCGTGCCTTACAAGCCCATGCTGCTTCTAAAGGTTTAGATTGGAGAAGTCATGAAGCTCAACAAAGTTTTTATAGAGAAGAAATGCTTGGAAAGTACAGAAACGTTTATGATAATCTTAGGCGCTCTCAAACTGCCGCACAAGCTTTAGATGTGCATGTTCGTCAATTCGAGGCTCCTGCGCGTCCTGATCCAGCCATTGCACAAAGATCAGGGTATTTAAATGATTTAATGAATAGGAATTTAAATGAACCTCCTAGCGCTTCTCAAGTAAGACAAAGAATTAGAGATATGCAGGGTGGAGAAGGGGCTGGTAGAATTGATACAAAGGGCGCTGATCCAAGAATTTCCGAAATCGTTGCTGCTGCACAAAAATATTTACCTCCTGGATATAAAGTAGAAACAACATCTGGCTTCCGTGGAGGCACTAGACAGTCTTTTCATGGACATGGTAAAGCTAATGATTTTCATATTGTTGATCCACAAGGAAGAATTATTCTTAATAGAGGAGAAGACCCCACTGGTCTTTATCAACAATTAGCTCGTGGCGCTTATACTGAACAACTTAAAAGATATCCAGAACTAACAGGTAAATTTGCTTGGGGCGGCGCATTTGGAACGCAACTTGGTGGCGGTGGTGTAAGAGATTTGATGCATTTTGATCTTGGTGGCGAAAGAGGAAGATATGAACAATATCGCTTGAGTAATATGGGTCCATTGCAAGCAATGGATAAAGCATTGAATAGCGCTCAACCGATATCGACTCCATCTAATATTTCTAATGATAATTCAAAGTCTGTTACTCAACATAATGAGTACAAAACAACAATTAATGCCGAAGATGCTAAGGGCGCAGCAAGTATTTTCAAAGGAGCGGCCGAAAACATTAATCGTCTTAATATGAGCCAGATTAAGGGAGTTATCAGATAATGGCTGATACTTCCTTACCTCCTTTACCTCCATCGCGTCCAATAAATCTTACTACTGGAACCCCTTCGGCCGGTCCCGTTCCTGGGGGAAATGTTGGTTCCGGTCCCGGTGATGGTGGTTATGCTCTGATTTACTTTAATCAGTCAAGAATTGGTACACTTGTTCCTGATATTGTCATTGAGGAGGTCAATGATGATCAGCTTCAGGTTACGGAACATCCTGTCGAGGATGGTGCTGCTGTATCTGATCATGCGTTTTTACGCGCAAAAACGGTAGATATGAAAATCGGGTTTGCCGATTATAAGCAAAAACAAATCGGTAGCTCAATTAGAGAATATGAGTTCTTGCTTGCTATTCAGGCCAGAAGAGAACCAATGGATGTTACTACTGGAAAGCGTATTTATCGCAATATGCTTCCAATAGGAATTACTGTAACGAACGACCAAAGAACTAAATGGGCAGTAATTGCGACGGTTCGCCTTCGTGAGGTTAGGATTTCTACAGCGCGAAGTGTTAACACGGCAACGAACACTGCACAAAAACAATCAACCACGCCAGCAACTAATATTGGACAACAAATATTACAGAAGCTTACAGAATTTAATGGTCTTTTAGCTCAAGGCGTGCCCGGAAATCCTCCAGATGCAGCAAGTTCTGTTTTACAAGGTTTGGGCGCTTTATTTGGAAAGGTAGTCGGTTAAATGCCTTGGAAAGTGGCATATGAAGTTCCGCTTCGTCCTACTCCTATTATTCAGAGTATGACAATACATAAGAAAGCTTTTCAACTTCGAACGCAATATCGTGATGCGAATGAGGCAGGCTGGGTTATTGACTTTCATGATATTACTGATAATCCTAATTTAGTGCTTTTTGAGGGCGCTCCTTTAGTATCGGGCTTAGATTTACTTTACCAGTATGGATATCTTGGTTTTGATTTTGCAATGATTATGTTATGTCAAAATGGACGATCAACTCCAACTTTTGAAAGTTTAGGTATTGAAGATAAATTGGTTATTGTTACTACTGTTACTGATTCTGAATTATTACTTTATGGTTTTGGTGCTGATCCTGTTAAGCCCGTAGGTTGGTTTTGGCCTGTTCCTTCTCTTGTTCCGTTTAGCAAGCCTTGGGTTGTTTATGATGATAAGTGGAATGATCAAGGGCAATGGTATGATAATTCGTTCTGGGGAATAGGACAAGGAAGACATTAACATGGCTCAACAACAATTAAATGACGGCGAGATTGGATTAAGTTTTAGGTCAAAACTTAATGATATGTTTCGCCAGCTTTTTGGCTTTACGGCCGGCATTCAACAACTTGCGGACGGAACAACGATCAACACAGACTGTACACAATTTGCTAAAGCAAAGGTAGTTTTGCAAGGCAATCGTACTCTTGCGAATCCAACAAATATGCAAATTGGAGTTGAATATACTTGGTACATTGTACAAGATAATGTTGGTTCAAGATTATTGACAGCTTATGGGTCCAATTTTACTTGGGTTGGCGGAACTGTTCCTGTTCTTTCTACTGGCGCAAATGCGGTTGACCGCATTAAAGGGGAATGGGACGGTCTTAAGCTTCGTTGTCGCTTTGAAAAAGGCTTTGCTTAAAACGTGGCTGATAGACATTGGATAAGGAAGTGCAAAGTTAAGGTTGCTGGCGTTAGCCTTGACTTATCCAATATGCATGTAGAGTTTCAAGTTAGGTTGATGGACCATCAATATCCGGATTGGTGTTATATAAGAATGTTCAACCTCTCTAATGATACATCTAATGCCATGTTTCAAAAAGGGGCAGGTGTAGAATTGCAAGCTGGATACGAAGAGGGAAGTTTTGGTCTAATCTTTAAAGGGGTTGGACAGCAGCAACGGAGAGGAAAACTTCCTAACGGAGTTGATAAATACCATGATGTTGTTGCGACTGGCCCAAGGTCTGCATTTCAATATGGGACAGTGAATAAAACTCTCAACGAGGATTGGACTTTACAAGATGCTTGGGATGCTGCAACCCAAGTGATGCAACAACTTGGTGCTTCTTTGGGTTTTGTTGATAAATTGCCACAAACGAAATTTAAAAAACCTATTACTTTGTATGGTATGGCCCGAGATGTAATGAATTGGGTTGCAAATACCTCTAATATGAGTTGGCATTATGATCATGAGGGAAAGATTAATCTTATTAAAAATGACGGTTTTATGCAAGGCGATACTATGGTAATTAGTGCCGATACAGGAATGGTCGGCTTGCCAGAACAAACCTTGGATGGAATCAATGTTAAGATTTTCTTAAACCCAAATGTTCGTAAGGGCCAAAAAGTAATGATCGATGAAAAGTCTATTCAGAGACTTATATTTGGTCGCGGCGTTGAAGGTGCGAATGTTGGGTTGTTTGGTGGAAGCGGAGTTGGCGACCAACAACTGTTTAATTTAAATGTTCCTCAGGACCCTAATAGCCCTCAAGCCGGAACTGCACCAAGAATATCGACAGATAATATTTACAAGGTAATCAAAGTTGATCATGATGGCAGTATGGAAGGTCAAGAGTGGTATACCACCTTGATTTGTATTGCTCTTAACGAAAGTGGTCCGGCTTCTGCTAAATTCGGTGGGGCTGGCGATGCCAATTCTGAGCGCGATACGCCAGAAAAGGATTCGCAACAACAAGGTGGTAGCGGTGGTGGTGGAGGAGGACCGTAATGGCAGATGATGGCGGCGATGAAGTTCTTGGCCGTGATGTTCGAGAAGTTCTAGATGATGAGAGGACAGTATTGGGCGCGGTTCAGGATGCTTTGCAGGCGCGCATTCATACAGCTTATCCTATTGAATTCGTTGAGTTTGATAAGAAAAAACAAGTTGCTGAAGTTAAAATACAAACTAAGGGAGTTAGACGCAAGAAAGATGGAACGGTTGAGAAAGTAGAAATCGAAAACATTAAAGGCGCCCCTGTTTACTTTCCATCGGGCGGAAGAGAAGATAGCCAACAACAGCAGTCGCAACAACAAGCTGCGAATGGAAGCGGTGGTAGTAGTGGAGGAACAAGCGGGGGCGGAACGCAAAAGAAAAAAGATGGATATATGTTAACCTTTCCTATTAAGAAAGGTGATCAAGGAATTGCAATTATTGCTTCGCGTGGCTTTGATAAGTGGCACGAAGAAGACGGAATGCAAGATCAAGGCACAAGTCGAATGCATCATATCTCTGATATGATGATTCTTCCTGGCATGAAGTCTCGCCCGCGCGCGGAAGATGTAAAAGATGGCGTTGATGATAAGGGTCCCCAACTACGTTCTGTAAATGGTGATCACAAATATGGGATGGACGAAAACGAAGACGGTGGGCTGTACAGTAAAACAACAGAACACATCAAGAACGGCGCAGATAAAAACGTTGAAAACGAAGCTGGCAAAGATATGACGCACAAGGCCGGCGAAAACATGAGTCGTGAAACTGGTAAAGTCGAGAGTGCAAAGGCTGGTAAAGCAATTGTTAAGTCTGCTCCTAAGATTTTGTTGAATTCGACTTGAGGATTGTATAGTAATGACAGTCGAAGAAGACAGGCGTTCCTTGATCAACACTGTTACGTCTATCCCTCCGAGTGTGTGGGTGTTTCTCATTGGGCAGATGGTTACGGGCGCTTACTGGCTAATTCGTCTTGATAATCGCGTGCAAGAGAATACGAAAGTCGTTATTGAAATGGAGCAGAAGGTTAAACAGATTGATTTGTTACAGAAGA